CAGAAAACAACGCTAATATGTTTTATGTTGATGCAAGTACAGACAGGATTGGTATAGGAGTTGCAACTCCTGGCTCTCCTCTTGATGTTGAGAGTTCAGAAGCTGCTAATACAGCTAATTTTAATTCTACAAGTGGTGCTACAAATATAACTTTTGAAAGCTCTGGCTCATTAATAGGTCAAATGGAATTTGTATCATCTGGCACATCTCAAATAGTTACAAGAACATCTGCAAGTTTAGGTCTTGGTTCAAATAATGTAAAAACACTTTACATAACAGATGATGACAGAGTTGGTATAGGAACTACAAGTCCAGATGCTAAGCTTGAAGTAACGGATGGTCTTGGACAAGTATCAACTGGTATGATTTTACATAATGCAAGAAATGCTAATAATAATAATTTTTTAAGATTTCAAAAAGCAAGAACATCAGATGGTTCAAATGAAACAATAGTTTCATCTGGTGATTACTTAGGACAAATTGACTTTCAAGGTGCTGATGCTAACAATGCTTATCATACAGGTTTAGCTATGTATGCTGTTACAGAAGGTACTGTTCAGTCAGACCAAATGCCAACTGGGCTTCATATTTATACTTGCAATACAAGTGGAGCTACGGCTGAAAGAATGCGTATTAATGCTGATGGAAAATTAGGCGTTGGCACAACTTTTGGAGAAAATATAGCCTCATCTGTTTCTAAATTTGCTGTCAGAAGTGATACAACTTCTACCCACTATAACATGGTAAATATTTGGGAGCATAATGATACTCAAACAGGTACTGAACAGCGTATTGGTTGGGCATTTGGTGATGATGGTGGAAGTGAATCAAGTTTTGGGTTTGCAGGTTATGTAGGAGTAGGCAAACAAGATGCTTGGAATGTAGATAGTGCAAGAGATTCTTATATGAGCTTTGGTGTTACTGCGAATAATTCAGTATCAGAGGCAATGCGTATTTCATCTGTTGGTGGAGGTACTGGGAATGTTGGTATAGGAACTACAAATCCAGGAGAGAATCTTCACATTAAATCAACTGCTTCTTCTTCTACTACTTTAAAAATAGAAAATACTACAAATGGACAAAGAGCAGATATAGCTCTTTATGGTACATATACTGGAAGCAATAACGATTTTGCAGAAATTCTTTTTGTAAATGATGATGATAGTGTTGCAGCTATTTCATCAGGGAGAGATACTAATGATGGTAATGGTAGTATAAAATTTACAACTCAAGCAGCGAGTGCTGGTGAGGGAATGACTGTAAGAGCAATTCTTGCGTCAGAAGGTGATTTTTTTACTAACGATGGTAGTGTTTCAAGTTTATCTGATAAAAGAACAAAGAAAGATATTGCTGATTTAGAAGATGGATTATCTATTGTAAATCAATTAAAACCAAAGACATTTAAATATAATGGAAAAACAGCTCTTGGTAGTGATAATGGAAAAACAAGATATGGATTTATTGCTGACGATGTTTTAGAAGTTGCAAGTCAATATGTATCGATTGGAACAGAAAAAATTGACGGAGTAGAGGTAGATGATTTTAAATCGTTATCAATGGTTAGAATGTTCCCAATGTTAGTAAAAGCAGTACAAGAACTATCAGCAAAAGTAGAAGCGTTAGAAAATGCGTAAAAAACTAAATATAACATGGAGTTAAAAAATGGCAATTAAATGGTCAATAAATCAATTAGACTATCAGGTTTCAAAAGACAGTAAATCGAACGTAGTTACGTCTGTTCATTGGGATGCCAATGATTCAAAAGAAGTAACAAAAGATGGAGAAAAAGTTACATATTCTGGTAGAAGATATGGTCACGTTGGAGTTGATTCAGATAAAGTTTCTGAGGCAAAATATAAAGATGGCGATGATATACCTGAAGGTAAAAAAGTAGGTGATGTAAAAATAGAAGCTAAAGACCCTTGGAAAGATAATGCTTTTGTAGCTTACGATAAACTAGATGAAGATACAGTTGTTGGATGGGTAAAAGCATCGCTTGGAGATGATGAGGTCAAGTCAGTAGAAGATGGAATTGCAAATCAAATAGACGCTCAAGAAAATCCAACTCAAGGAAAAGGAAAACCTTGGTAAATGCGTAGGAAGTTAAACGAATTTGCTAATACTAGTCGTGCTTTACACACGATTGTAATACTTGGGTTTGTTATAGCCTTTATGGTTAGCATACTTAGTTGTCAGGATTTTTATATAGGTAAGACTGAAGCAGAATTATCTCAAGAAATGTTTGAAGTAGATTCGTTAATGAGAACAATACATTTACAAATGGATTCAGTTGCAATGGACTTTAATAGACTGTATATAGATGCACAAAGAATTAACAATGGTAGCAATTAATGATTGAATTTATAATAGGATTAGCAGTAGGTATGATGATTAGTGGTTCTGACTTAGGTGAAGCAGTACCATATCAAACTATTACTTACTCAGATAGTGGTAAAGTAGTAAATATTTATAACACCTCAGCCTTTAAACATCGTTATATGCCTAATGCGTATGCAATAGGTTGGAACACAAATGATTATAGATATTGGGATACAAAGGATTTTATTAAACCTGTTTATACTAAAAGTATTGTAATTAATAAAAAACCAAAACCTAGACCAAAACCAAGGACTGAAGATGACAAATAAAGACTGTTGCTGCTGTTGTTGTGGGTGCAAAGATGACTAAACCAATAGGACAAGATTCAAGTTTAAATATTAGTTTACCTATGCTTTTTCAAGCAGTAGCAGTAATTGGTGCAATGGTATGGGGTTATGGCGAGCTAAATGGTCGTATATCTTTTCTTGAGTATCAAGTAAAAATAAACGAAGAACATATTGCAGCTATTGAAGAAGATGCAAAGACTAGTCAAAATGCTGAGATACCAGCAGATATAAGACAGAATGAAAAAATTAAAACACTTGAAAAAGAAGTAGAGAGATTAAGAATTGGCAAACGCAATTAGTGAAGATGCTCAGATTCACATTTCTGTTGCTTTTCTTATCAAAGCTATGGTAGCAGTTGCGATTGTTACTGGCTCTTGGTATCAAGCACAAATGAAGTTTGCAGAGCAAGAGAGAAGGATAGAAGATTTGGAAAATAAAGTTACTGTATTAAATGCTAGTGTCGAAGGAATGGAATCGCAGCACATACAGAAACTAGAGGAAGAAAACAAAACCCTAATGCAAAAGTTAGGATTAAAGAGAAAGTAAGGAAATATAATGGCTAAAAAAGAAAATAAAAAAGAAAATGCCCCAATGTTAAACCTTGATGGGAAAGAGTATGATATCAGTCTGATGAGTGATGACCAAAAGACAATGGTTAATCACATTGCAGATTTAAATAGAAAGATTGATACATCAACATTTAATCTTCAGCAGTTACAGTTTGGAAGACAAGCGTTTATAGACGGTCTTAAAGCTGCACTATCTGAAGAAAATAAATATCCTTATAATAAAGAACAAGAGTCTGGTAAAGATTAGTATGTTTTTTATGCTTTGGATTAGAAAGAAGGGTTGGTAGTATGGCTAAGAACTTAAAGAATGTAAACCTTAATGGATTATCTGCTATGCAAAAAAAGCAAATGCAGAAACATAAAGTTCACCATACTAAAAAACACTTGTCAGTAATGGCATCAGAAATGAGAAAGGGTAAAACCTTTAAACAGTCACACAATAAAGCCCAAAAGACTGTTGGGAAGTAGTGATTGATAAAGCAATTCTTGCAGGAAAATTTGCTATGTCTATTATAGTTGCATTCAGTATTAGACAAGAAATGCTCCTGCAAGTAATGCTTGGATTTTTATTTTTAATTGGTTTAAAAATGACTAAGAAAGTATTAGATGATTGAGACATATGCTGAGTACGGTGCTGTAGGTGTTATTGTATCATTGTTTGTAATGATGATAGTAAATCTTATGAAAAGCCAAAGAGCTCAAAACGAAGATTTAGATAATATAAGACAAGCTATAGCTAAGATGGAGTCTACAATAGAGAATGTAGAAGGCATAGTTATAAAGTTGATAGAGAGATGGAATAAGTCAGACGATATAAGTCAAAG